ACGAGGCCGTCCTCGGTGCTGGTCAATGGCATCGTGCCTTCTCCTCAAATGGTGAAGGCGGAGGCTTGCGCCCCCGCCCGATGCCTCAGTTGCCAGTGCCCTGGAAGCGCTTGCGGCAGAGCGCCGTCACGCTGATGGGCAGGTTGCCGGAGTTGTTGCCAGACGGCGTGATGGTCAGGCGCACGTAGCGCTTGGTGCCCACGTAGCCGATGGCCCGCACGATGTCGTCGTTGGCGTAGGTGAAGGCGGTCGATGCCTCCTGTCCCGTGCCCGACGGCAGCATGTCGGAATCGTCCACGGCGGCCGCATCGGAGAGGCCAGAGTCCTCGCCGTGCTCCATCAGGATGGTGGTCGTGGCGTCGGCGTCCGAGAACGTGCCGACCGCGATGATCCAGATGAGCGACATGTAGCTCTGCATGTCGATGATCTGGCTGACGATCGCGGTGTCGGCGTTGGTCTGCGTGACCGGCGAAACGCCACGCAGGAAGGCGAAGGGTGTGTAGTCGTCGCGCGGGATCATGGTCCCTGTCTCCTATCGATGTTGGAATAGGAGCGGGGCACCAAGGCCCCGCTCGCTCGGGCCCTGGATCAGCTGAACTTGATGAACTTGATCGCGTCGCTGTCGCGCACGCCGCCGCCGACCCGCTTGAACGTGTAGAACTTCACGTAGCCGAGCGAGGTGAGCGGATCGCGCAACTGGCGAATGCCCGAACGGTCGATGATCAGATACCCGCGCCGCCAGTCGGCGAGCACGATGCCGAGAGCGCCGCTAGTCGTGTAGGCCGCCATGTCGGGGATCTCGTCCCACTGGTAGCCGAGCACGAAGTCGATAATGCCGCTCGCACCGAGCCGCGCGTCGTAGATGTAGTTGCCCTGCTGATCCTTGAACTTGCGGATCGCGCCGAGCGTGACGCGCTGGCCTCCCCACCGCAGATTGCCGCGGTAGCCCGGCTTGAACTTGTAGATCAGGTCGATCAGGTCGTCAGCCGGGGAGACAGTCGCCGAAGCCGACCTGAACGCGCCGCTCGAACCGGTGCCCACGTACTCGAGCTGGCCAAAGGCACGGGAGGCGTCCGCGGTGGCGGCCGTAGTGTACTGCGTGAAGCCGCGCGGCTTGTTCGTGCCGTTGCCCGTGACGAACGCCGTGTTCTCCTGGCGCGTCATCTCGTCGAGAACCTTCTGGTCGAGCCAGGCCTCGACGTCGATGCCGGCGTCGTCGAGCAGGTTCTGCGTGGACTTCACGAGCGCGTATTGCTCGTGCACGGGGATCTCGAGCTTGCCGACCTGAGGCGTATTGGTCTCGGATCGGCTTGACTGCTCGCCGACCCATCCAGTGGTGGGTTCGTCGCGGTCGATCGGCTCGGAATAGACTGGGGATGTGATCGACAGCACCGAGCAGAGCGGGCGCATGTTGCTCGTCTCGTAGAGCTTGTCGATCATCGTTTGGGCGCGGTAGGGATCGACGAAGTAACCGCCGTCGGGCGAGCTGCCGACCGACAGGGCTTTCATCTCGTCCGCGCTCAACGCCTTCTCGGTCAAGCGCAGCATCTTGCCGAAGGATTTCGCGTAGGTTTGCCGGGCCGCGGCCGCTTTGGTGGCGTCGCCGTCGCCACCATTCCAACGGGAGAACGCGAGATTGGCCTTGGTCTCGCGTGCCGCCGTCTTCGCGTCCGTGACCTGGGTCACGGCAGGACGGTTCGCCTTGCGGTGCAGGGCGTTGATGTCGTCCCGGAGCTTGTCGTGCTCTTTCTCGATCTTCTCGAGGGATGCCTTGAGCAGGGGGTCGGCATCGCCCTTCTTCTTGACCTCCGTATCGATCCGCTTCTGCTCTTCGCGGATCTCGTGGAGGGTTTTCCCAAACCCTTCGATCTGGGTCTTCAGTTCATGCGGGATTGCACCGTCGGCCATTGCGTGGTCGCTCCTAGCGATGGGCTTCAGACAGACGCTGAAGCTCAGTCGCAAGAGCGAGCATGGCAGCAGCGTCAGGTGGCTCGGTACTCGCCACCTCGCCTGCAGCATCTCGCGTGCTAGGGAGGAGTGACTTCAACCTGCTGATTACTTGCAGGCTCTTCGATCGGGTAAGCCCAGCATCTCGCGTGAGCCACCGCTCGAACTCTCGGATATCGAGCGGTGAACCGTCGATCGACGATTTGACCGTCTCAATACCAGCATTCTCATTCATTGGAAACATCACAACTGAAATTTCTTTCAGGTCGATGCTCTTCAGCAACCGGATGTGGGGCGAGGCGCGATCGTTGTCCGCCTGCAGCACGCGGTAGCCGATGGAAAGGCTGTCGAGCACGCGCGCCTTGAGCATCGCGTGGACCTCGCGCGCCTTGGGCAGCGCGTCGATCATCAGCTGGCCCGTCGCGACCAGTCCACGATCGTCCTCCTTGAGGTCGGTCCAGTAGCCGATCGGCTCGTAGCAATTGTGCTCGTAGAGCATCTTCACCTGGCGAGCGTCGCGGTTGGCGAGCGTCTGCGCGAAGGCCCCTTTGAGCACGATGTCGCCGCCCTGGTCCTCGTTGCCGAAGGTAGAGGCGTAGCCGGTGAACTGGCCGGTCTTCTCGTCCAAGGCGGTCGCCTCGAACTTCGTGAACTTGTACTCGAGGCTAGGCGCGTGAGCCGCAGCCTTGGTCATCATCATCGGATGCATAGCCCTCTCCATCCTCACTGCCCTGCTCCCTCCGAAGGCAGCGAGCCGTAGTCTCCAGTGTCCCAGGGGTTGTCCGGTTCATCCTGCGGCTCCGGACGGTTCAAGATCGGCGCATAGATGCACGTGCACCTGCAGTTGATCACTTGCGAGGGCGGCGCCGTCGGATCGCCCGGGTAGAGCATCGCGACCATGCCGGCATCGAGATCGCGCGCGGTCAGATCGCGGTTGCCGCGCCGGTTGCCCGGCAGCACGACGGGCGTGATCGACCCATCGCTGTTACGCACGAACCGGCCGCCCTGCGTGAAGTCGGGGCCGCCCAGGATGAACGACGCCAGCATGTGCACGCGCTGGCCATTGGCGTTGGCGTGGTCCTCGCGCGTGCGGTCGTCCTCGGTCGCGAGCCATTCCTTGGTGTAGTCGAGCGGCGAGGACTGAGCTGCGATGTACTGCCCGGCGTTCGCTGCCGTATGCGTCTCAGTGCGGGCAATGCGTCTGGCCCGCCAGCCCGCGATCTCGCCGCCGGTTGCATCCTCGATGGCCGAGGCGATCTCGGCCTCGCTCCAGCCTTCCTCGATGCCGCGCCGGATCACCTCCTGGATCGCCACCTGAACGCTGTCCCCGATCTGGGTGATGCGGGTGCCGACGTGGATATCGACCCAGTCACGCATGGCGCTGTCGAGCGTCTCGAAGGCCTTGGTCTCGAGCACGATGCCTGCGGACTTCTGCTGCAGGCGGTGCGCGAACTCAGTCGCGGTGGTGAGCAGCGACGGCCGGAGCACCTGGCGGATGCGGCCAGGCGCCTGCGCCATGACCTGGGCGAGGCCCTCCTTGCCATGATCGCGGTGCATGCGGGCGGCGGAACGCCCGAGATCGACGATGACGCGCTTGAGGTGGTGCTCCAGCGCAGTCTCGTGCGCCACCATCAGGCGTGTGTGCAGCGCGCGCTCGCGGTGTTTGCGAATGTCGAGCGCGGGCAGCGTGGACATCAGGGAAGGTCGTTGCGCTGGTGCACCGTGCCGGCGAGGTACGCCAAGCCCTTGCCCTTCGCGGGCGGTTGCTTGCCATTGGGCGGCGGATCGGCCTCGGCGCTGCCGCCCGTGATATCGCCCGCGCCGAGCGGGATCTGACCTGCGCCGATGAACACGTCGTCGCCATTGGGGACGCGCTCGTAGCCCAGCGCCTCGCGCTTCTCGTTGATGGTCAGAAAGGTGATGGCCTGCATGCCCTGCCACATGTCCTTGCGCATGCCGGCGAGCGCTTCGAGGCCGTCCGTGTTGACCTCCAGCACGATGCCTTCGCCGAGCTGCCGCGCGAACCAGTGGGTCAGCTTGGCCATCAGGCGCTTGGCCATCGGGATGACCGTCTCCTGGTAGAAGGCCTGGCGGGCCTCCTGGTAGTTCGAGTAGGTGTTGTCGCCGGGGATGTTGAGCAGCTGGGACGGGATGCCCAGGGTATTGGCGATCTGCCGCGCGGCGTGCTGCGCGCCCTCGACGTACTGCATCTGCTCCGGGTTGAGGCCCATCTGCTTCCAGTCCATGCCGCCCTTGAGAAGCAGCGGACGATGCCGGCCGGAGTGGCTTGCCATCTCGTCGATCTGCTGCCGCATCTCGGCGACCTGGTCGGGAGAAAGGTCCGTGTCGCCTTCCTTCGGCGCGAACACGAATGCGCCCGAGGGCGCGCCAGAGTTGCGCAGGATGCCGAGGTTCCAGGCGGCCGCCTCGTTGGTGGTGTCGATGGCCCACGCGCACGGCTGCAGCGGGCTCATGCCGTACCAGTCGTTGAGGGGGTTGTACGTCTTGTCGTGGAGGATCGGCCGCGCCTTCGCATCGAGGTCGATCTCGATGCGGCGCTTGGATCCGCCTGCCGTGTACTCGTAGGCCTCGGCGAACCCGTCCGGCCCCGGGATGACGCGCGTGCGGTCGGTGCGCAGGACGTAGAGCTCCATGCGCCTGGGGTCGTTCTCGTCGGTGCGCTCGATGAAGGCGTTGCCGGTCAGCAGGTAGTTGCTCACCCAGGCCTTGATGAACGCGACGCCGTCCTGGTCCGGATTCGGGTTGGCGAGCAGATCTAGGATCGGGTGTTCCTCGACCTCGGTGCGCTTCTTGCCCTTGCCCTTGTAGGCGATGATGGGGATGGTCGAGACGGCCTTGGAGATCTCGTCGACCGCGTGGTGCACGATGGGGTTCTGCTGGTAGCCCTCGCGCGCCAGCTTCTCGTAGTCGATGCCGGGCCACACGGGGCGGCCGGAGTACAGGCGCGCGATCATGGGCCCCACGGCGGAGGCCTTCTGGAAGAGCGCGCGCGCAGAGGCCCGGCCCAGGAGCGCCTGGCCGAGGTCGGAGAGGTAGCTCATGGGTCGGGTGTGCCTTAGCGGTAGAGGTTGTAGGCGCCGGTTTTGGCTGCGCTCTTGCGGGTGCGGAAGGCGTCGTCGATCTTGCGCAGCGCTTCGTCGAGCTGCGATTTTGCATCAGCGATCGCACTCCGCATCTGGGTTGCCTCTTGTGCGACGTCGAGCCCAGAGGCCCCGGTGCCCTCGCCTTCTCCGTAGAGCGAGTTGATCTCGTCGACCATGCCGTCGACCTCGCTCATGGCCTCGCGCATCGCCATCTCGAAGTTGCTCGCGTAGCCAATCGACTTCTTCTCGGCGTCGCTCTTATCGCTCATAGCCTGATGATCCTCGGGTTGGGTGCCTGTGATGCGAGCATGAGCTCGGTGATGGCCCAGACCCTTGCGTCTACGCGGTCGGGCGAATAGCCGGCGGTCTTCCTGTCGAAGTCCGTCGTGAAGTCGCAATTGTGAGTGAGTACGCCGTTCGCGAAGAACTCGTGCTCGCCTTCAACCTCAAGGTTGAACACACTTTCGGGCGTAGTACGCAGCGTCGTTACACTTAGAACTGCAGTAGAGCCGACGCGGATCTCTGGCGATGAATGCGCTGCCGCACTGCTTGCAGCTTCGCTCTGTGATCTTGGCTGTGGATTTGAACGCGCGCTCGCAGGCAATGTCGCAGAACTTTCGGCGCCGCTTGTAAGGCGTCGTGCCTTGCTTCCCGCAGTGAACGCAGTTGAATGCGTGTTGTTCTCGTGATGCCCATACGCGCTTCGCAAGGCTGCTGCGCCACTCGTGCCCAAGTGTGATGAACCCACGAGGATCGTGGCTTGCAACATGCTCTGCAGGGCTGACGCAGAGGAGATTGCCCAGTTCGTTATTGCCTGGATCACCGTCCACATGGTGAATGTGGAAGCCGTTTGGGATTGCGTCTCGATGCGCTTCCCAGATTGCTCGGTGAAGAAGCTTTCCCCTTGCGTTCCGGTAGTGGCCGCTTGGCATCCGATGATACCAACGGCCTCGCCATGCGACTGGTTCGCCGTGCTGGCCCAGCTGGGCCTTACGACGAGGTGCATCCCACTCCGCACATTCGCTGCAGGAACAAACTGCTGCGCTTCTGCGTCGAATATCGGATGCGTTGGCGTGCATTTCAGCGCCCTCCCGTCGGTGGTTTTGATTACCACAAAGTCGGAAGAGCAGCCAGTTTCACGCGCGCTTTTAACAGGACGCCAGCCCTGCCGTGTCATCACCATATCGCCCGGCAGCACGCATTGAATAGGCACATCGCCCTTCGACGTTTCGACGAGCGTTCCGGCCGCGAGGCACATCTGGTCCTCGAGTTCCTTGAAGTAGCCGACGTGATGGACACGGCCCTGCTCGTCGAGGTTCGAGACAGGCTCGGCGCGGGTCACTTTCCCGCGCGACGCATAGACGAGACGCACCTTGATGTTGGCGTCGATGTTGCGGATGACCTGCTCGATCATCTCGCCGCCGTTGTTGGCTTCCGCCACGATGTAGTCGGCGTCGTTCATGACGTAGAGGCCGATCGCCTTGTCGGCCCATTCCTTCGGGCTCAGGCCGCGCTCGGACGCATCCGCCAGCACGTAACCGTGTTTGTCTGTGCCGAGGCCGGCGCAGATGATGCCGCACTCGTCGGCGTCCTCACCGCTCGTGACGGGCGGATCGATCGCCACGACGACGCGCGTCAGATCCGGATGCTCGTCGCGACGGTTCGCTGCAAGCCGATCGTAAGTCCACAGCGCGCCGGGCCTGTCGGTCAGGATCTCGGCTTCGAGTTCCTGGCGACCGAGGCGCGTGCCTGCGTATTTCGCCTTGAGCTCGGCCAGGAAGTCGTCGGCGAGGTTTGCCGCGTTATCCGATGTTCGCCCGCGCGTGATGCGCACGAGCGGCAGGCCATCGCGCCCCATGCGCTTGTCGGCCATCAGATCGCGCAGCATGCGGTGCGGCGTCGGCGTCGTCGTGATCACCGTGCGCGGGTCGTTGCCGAGGCGCAGCCCCATGCGGAGCATGTCCCAGGCCGCTTGCCCGCGGCGCCACTTCATCAGCTCGTCGCACCAGGCCGCATGGAACTGCGGGCCACGCAGCGATTGCGGGTTGTCGCCCGAGTAGAGCTCGGCGATGGACCCGTTCGGCCAGTAGACCGTGCCGCCGTTCTTCGATGCCTTGAACTCGACTTTCGACCACGGCTTCTGTGTGGCGATGATGCCGCTGTCGCCGGCAACGCAGACCTTCTCGGCGTCTTCCTTCGTGGCAGCCACGATGGCGATGCGACTAAGCGAGGCCATCGCGATCTCGTGGCACCATTCGGCGCCGACGCGAGTCTTGCCCCAGCCGCGGCCAGCAAGCGCTAGCCAGATCCTCCAGGCGCCTTGTGGTGGCAGCTGATCATCGCGAGCCCAGAAATGCCAATCGTGCTCGATATGCGAAAGCTGGTCAGCGTCCAGACTTTGCAGAAACGCCTTTTGCTGCTGCGGCGGCAGCAATGCGAGCGAGCTTGCTCTCAATTGCACCGCGCACCTCGGTCAGGTTCACGTCCAGCTTTCCGCTGTGCTCGACCGCGGCCTGGTCGCGCTGGCCAAGCAGGTTCTTGCCCAGGAAGATGGCCATGCCGGCGTTGGTCTCCGCCAGCTTGAACTGCGTGCGCCGAAGCGACGCCTTGCCCCTGAGCTGGCCCATTTCCCACGCGTCGGCCGCCTTTTTATCCCTGCGGAGAAAGTCCCCGAACGTGTCGCGATGAACGCCAAGAACGGCTGCTGCCTCTTCCTGCGTGCATTGGATCTGGGCGAGGCCCGTGATCTGTTGCAGGGTGCGGTCATCGCTTACGATCTTTGGGGGCCGCCCCATCGGCTTTGCTGTCTTTTTTCCCACGGCTGGTAGCTATCTCGTTGAATGTTCGGCCGCCGCCTTCGAGTGTGGCGTCCTGGCCGGTGAAGTCTTGCCATCGTTTCACGGCGACATCGACGTATGCTGGATTGAGCTCAACGGCATGGGCGACGCGGCCGGTCATCTCGCAGGCGATCAGCGTCGTGCCCGATCCGCTGAAGGGCTCGTAAACGTGATCGCCTGGCTTCGAATTGTTCTCAATCGGGCGCTTCATGCACTCGATTGGCTTCTGCGTGCTGTGGCCCGTTTCCGACTTTTGCGGCTTGTCGATCTTCCAAAGCGTGGACTGATCGCGCGCGCCGCACCAATGGCCGGTCTTTCCGTCTTTTACCGCGTACCAGCACGGCTCATGCTGCCAGTGGTAGTCGCCGCGGCCGATCGCGATGTTGTTTTTCGCCCATATGATCTGGCAGCGAACGGCAAAGCCGACCGCCTCAATGCTGCGCTGAACTTCGCTGGCATGCCGGTCGGCATGCCAAACGTAGGCCACGTGCCCAGGGAACAAAGCCCATGCTTCTGTCCAGTCGGCCTTGTCGTCGTTCAGAACTTTTCCGGTAGCCCTGTCGGCGCCAGGGCTACCGTCGGCGCGAAGCGCTTCGTTACGCCAGTTTGCGTCGTACACAACACCATACGGCGGGTCGGTGACCATCAAATGCGGCTTGGCGCCGGCGAGGACTTTCGCGACATCCGTCTCTACCGTTGAACTGCCGCAGACTATGCGATGCCGGCCGCAGATCCAAAGGTCGCCCTCGATCGTGACCGGGATTTCTGGCACCGGCGGCGTCTCGTCCGGGTCCGTCAGGCCCTGCGTGACAAGCGTGAGGCCGGCGATTTCATCGGTTCCGAAGCCCGTCAGGGCAAGGTCGAAGCCGGCGGCGCCGAGTTCTTCCAGTTCCACTTTCAGCAGGTCGTTGTCCCAGCCGCCGTTGAGCGTCAGCTTGTTGTCGGCGAGGACGTAGGCGCGCTTTTGCGCGTCGGTCCAATTGCGGGCGACCAGGACTGGAACGTCTGCGATGCCGAGCTTGCGGGCGGCCATTACGCGGCCGTGGCCGGCTATGATGGTGTCCTGTTCGTCGACGAGCACGGGCATGGTCCAGCCCCACTCTTTGATAGAGGCTGCAATCTGCGCGACTTGTGCGTCGGAGTGTGTTCGCGCGTTGCGAGCGTATGGAGTAAGCCGGTCGATCTCGCGGCGTTCGACGGCGTCGGACGGCCATTGCGGTCTAGGCATGAAAAAGCCCCGTGTGTTGCGGGGCCGGAGGCGGCAAGCGCCACCCTAGTGAAAACGGCCCATAAACGTGTTCGCCGAATCGGTCAAGCATTTTTCTGCTCGGCCGCATGATAGGCTTTTGCGGCGGCGAGGCGCTGCACGAGAACCGCTTTGATTGCCTCGATCGCAATCCTGTCCAACGGCATCTGCGGGTAGAGCGTTACGGGTGCCAACGGTTCGCCGGCACCCAAAGCACGCTCGACGCTTGCGAGATGGTTCTCGATCGCCTTGATGTAGCGTGGCTTGACTTCGCTTTGGTCGCTCATGCTGATCACGTCGGCATCCTCACCCTCGTCTGCGGCACGCGCTGCGTGTGCTTGTTGAACTCCTCCAGCATGCGCGCGCGGATGTTCGGATCGCGTTGGCGCTGCTGCAGGTCGAAATGCTTGTAGGCCGCATGGATGCGGTCCATCGTGGTGATGAGCACGCCGAATGCGAGGTAGCGGGCAAGCTGCGGCGTGCGGATATCGTAGACGCGGGCCGCGAGCTGCGCGGGCTTTGGCGCCTCGGCCTCGCCCGTGAAAGGCGCCTGGATGACCAGCGCCCAGGCCCACACGCGCTCGAGCGCCGTCAGGCGCTTCATGACGAACGCGAACTCGCCCCAGGCGCCCTCCTGGTGCTCGCCGATTGGCGTGCGGGAGGTCGGGTCTGAGGCCGTGACGGCGCCGCTGTAGTCCATGGTCGCCGTCTGGCGGCCGAGACGATAGAAGCACTGCGACAGGCGCGTGGCGCTGACGGTTGGATCGGCGCGCACGAGGCCCATCTTGTGGACCTGCGCGACGGGCCATTCCCAGCGGTGGTTGACCCCGTCGATCCCCACGACAGTCCGCACCGGCGCCTCACCGGCAGCCGCGACGCGCTGCTTCGTCGGGGCCGTCATCCATGGTTCCGGCTCGCCCATGCGGCTGATCTCGGTGGCCTTCTTGGCGATGGCGTCGATGATGCGCTGCCCCTTGCGCACGGCAAGCTGGCGCTGCTCCGGCGTGCCCTCGCGCTGGGCCTTCTCCATGAGTTCGTCGAGAAATTTTGCCGCAGCCTCCAGCCGCCGCATGACCTCCTCGCGCTCGGGTCCGATCCGCGGCGGCATCAGCGCTCGTCCTCCGCCAGCGGCATCAGCTTCGCGATTGCGCCGGGCTTCAGATGATCCATCGCGAGCAGCACGAGCTGCATCACCTTCGGGTCCGTGCACCCGGGGCGCGCGCGCTCGGCCAGCATGATCCGCAGCCGGGCCCGATGCAGCGCGGTGAAGGCGCGCTCGATCTCGAAGCGCTCGCGGCCGACAGCCGCCACGTTCTCGTTGGCCGCGGCGCCAGGCCGGCGCAGGATGGTGCGGGAATAGCCGAAGCTCATTTCGGCGGTCCGTACTTCAGCGGCCAATCGGCGTCTTTGTGGAAGTTGCAGACCGGACGGCCGTCACGCTCGGCTGGGGCATATCGACTGCAGAGAAAATCGTGCACCGTGATGGCCTGGCAGCGGCGCTCGGCCCAATTCCGGCGCTTAGGCGGCTGATTTTGGCGAGGCGCGCGCAGTCTTCCCGACGGCTCAATTGTCTCAGCGCATTTCTCCTGAAACTCTCCGTCGAAGTAGTCTAGGTCTCCCATCACACCTGCTCCAGCCCCCACACGCCGCGACGGCGCTGCTCGATTTCGATGCCGGCGTCGGCCAGCACCCGCTTGATCACATCCACCGAGAACCCGAACCGATCCTGCAAGCCCCGCAGCGGCACGCCTGCGCGGTAGGCCGCAGCGATGCGCTTGGCCTCCTTGTCGCTCGGGGTGCGTGACGGCCGGCCGTGCATCAGTGCGCCTCCAGCGCAGCGATTTCGTTTTCTATTCTGGCGACGATCCCGGCATAGTAAGCGCGCTTGCGCTCCAGGGCCGCACGTTTCGCGTCTCGCTGTTTTGCGCTGACGATCCGGTCGCCATAACGCGCGCCCAGCCCGCACACGTACATGATGCTCCGCACGTGGTTCACGCTTGCGCCGAGCTCTGCGGCAATGACGTCTGGATCTTCCATGCCGCTTCCGACGAGCCGCACGACCTCGCGCTTGATGTGCCGGCGCGGCGCCATCACTTCGTCTCCAGCTTCTCGCGCCCGCGGTAAAGCGCCTTGGGCCAAACCCAATCGCGGATCGCGGTGCATGGTCCTTCCTCCTCGCACAGGGCACAGACGCGCATGCTGACCGCGAGCATCGAGCGCGCGTAGTCGCGGGCGCCCTCGGCCTTGGCGCATTGCCAGCAGATCGGCAGGTCGGAGGATTTCTCGAGGGCCTCGGCGAGGGTCATGGGCGTATGCCTTTCGGCCGGATCTTCTCGATCAGCGCACCGAACGCGCCGCCGATCGCCACGCTGTCGGTGGTCGATGGCCCGAAAATGCGCCGGTTGTCCGCGATGGCTTGGTCGAGCTGCTCGCCGAGGATCGTCACGCGGTCGATCCAGTACCAGTTCTTTGGCCCGCGGTTGCGCTTGGCGTCGTCGATGAAATCCTTCGTGAGCGCAATGCCGGTGCGGATCGGGTTCGTGCCGGTGCGGTAGCACTCACGAGCGTAAGCCTGCGCGACCTGGAACAACGCCTTGCCCCAGCCCTCGTTGAAGGCTTCCTCGCCAAGCTTGGTGTGCTTGCAGAAATCGATGGCCCACTCGCGCGCCTGCTCGGCCTGTATCTCCCAAGGCATTTTCGGCGCCTCGGCGTGGCGCGGCTTTGCTGCCTCGATCGATGCAAGGTGCTCCTGCACGTCGGTGCACATGTCGACGCACGCCTTGGGTGTGGGCCAGCGCCGGCCAGCCTGCGCGATCAGGCGATCAGCCGCGCGGTTCAGCACGGTCGGGCCGAAGTGGTTCAGCAGCTTCGAGTACTCGGCGATGAACGACTGGATGTTCGGCGAGTGCTCGGGCGGACCCAACACGTCGAGAAGCCGCGAAATGAGAGGGTTCTGGCTCACGCCGTGGCCTCCATCGGGTTCGCGGCAAGAGCGGCCAGAGCATCGGCGTACCCCTGCGCAACACGGTCCGTGTACCTGGCCTGAATCGGCACAACATTCGAACCCACGTCGGGCAATCCGCGCCCTCGCAACGCTTTCGCCTCAGCGACGGCTTCGGTGAAGTACGTCCAGTTCTGGATCGGGCGAGATCGCTTTCGAGCGGCGACCGCACGCACGACCGGCAGCACATCGCGCTCGAGGTCAGCCCCCTGTTCGAGCCACATCGCCGGGACGAGCATCGAGGCCAAGCCCGGTGCGTTCGCCTCGCTGGAGAGCGCCGTACCTCCCGCATCGAAAAGCTTCCGCGAAAGCTCCTTCAGATCGCATCGCGGCTGCTCAGCTGCTACGCTAGTAGCAGCTTCTCTAATATGTACTATGCTATCTGCAGACTCACGGTCTTTGATTTCGTTGTCTTTTCCTTGATTGTGGCGCTCGTGAAACTTCCGTGAAACATCGCACGAGGCTTCACCGAGACGACGAGATGGCGCGCGGGAACGCTTCTCTTCTTTCGCACTTTCACGCCACTCCAGCTCCTCCTCGGAGCGCCGATTTGTGATGTGTCCATCGCGCAGAACGATCTTGTCGGCGTCGAGCAATTCCTGCCTGACGCGGCGCCACTCCCGCTTGCTGACATGCAGCGACGAGCACATCCAAAGATCGTCGTCGGGCAGCGGGCCAGCCTCGATCATGATGAGGTCGATGATGTCGCTATAGGCGCCGCGCGCGGCCAGCGACAGCTTGCGCGTGGCACGCTGATAGTCGGCCGGAAAGCGCCTGTAGAAAGGGTCCGGGCGCTTGCGTTTCGCCTTGATTTCGGCTGCTTCGTGCTGCATAACCTGTTCGCTCCTTGCTTCGCTGGTGAGGACTTGCTTGCTTCGAAGCCCCGCCCTAGTCCGGCGGGGTTTTCCCTTTCAAGGCCTGATGTCGAACACGGCGAGCTTGTTTCGCAGCGCGCGCGTGGTGCGCCGGTTGATCAGGTCCTGCGCCGAGCGACGGTTCGCCTGCACGTCGATCTGCCCCGGGTAGCCGCGGTCCCGACACGTCTCGAGAAACTCCCTCACGTCCTCGGTGCGCTCGCGCATGAGGTCCGCGATCTCGGCCACGGTGTTGTGGTGGTTCCAGAGCCAGATGGCCTTGCGGCGCTTGCGGTGGTCGAACGCGCTCATGCGACCTCCTCGGCGGCGAGCACATAGCCAACCGAGCGATTGACACGTACGCACTTCAGGTGCCCGTCACCGCATAGCCCGATAAGCACGTCACGGGCGGACTGCTCGTTTAGCCAACCCATGAAGTCTGCGATCTTGCGAGGCCTCGGAAAACCACGGCCGCCGCCGATCTCTTCTTTGATGAAAGCCAGCACACGAGCCCGCTGCGGAGGCGGTTCGCGGCGCACCGGCGTGTGCTGGTAGATGTAGCGCCTCATGCCACCCTCCGGCCCGGGTGGAAGTTCTTGCGGTGCCGCCGGCGGCCGTAGCGGCGCTCCTCGTGCGTCATGGCCCGCGCGACCGCCGGCATGCGGACGACATTGTCCGGGAGCGTCTCAGTCGTCGGGGTCTTTGGGGCCTGCCCGATTGCCTTGCTGAAAGGCCTGGGCTTGATGAAGTACATCACCTGCGGGTCACGCACGCCGTTGACCTGGGGCCGCTTCTTCGTGACGCCCGGAGAGTTCGCAAGCTGGTTCAGGAACAGGCTGATGTCGGCCGGCTTGCGGTGGTCCCAGGTGCAGAAGTCCTCGTAGATCCCGGTGACATCATCGACGCGGAAGGCGCCCTTGATGCTCATGGCGCGCATGAACACGAGGCAGCGGCGCGCGGCCATCTTCGGCGTGTCGGGCTCGCGCAGCGGGAAATCGTAGGTGGGCTCCGCGTGGTAGGCGAGGCGCCCGATGTCCTCGGGCATGCCGATCGCCAGAAGCGGCCCCACCGCCTCCGGGCTCAGCTCGTACTGGCGACGGAGCCTAATCCCCGCGTCGCCACCGGCTGCGACCTCCTCGTACTGCGCCGGGATTGCTGCGACGCCCCCGGGAGGGGCGGCAGCGGCCCCGTCGCCGCGTCCAAACAAGCGCTTGAGCGCTCCGAGCATGCGAACCCTCCTTGTTCAGGAGGCATCCGGGTTCCCCCATGGCACCCGGTACGCACCTCACGAAGCGCTCATTTGCGATTGCCGAGCGCGGAACTTGCTCTTACGCCACCTTGTGCGGTGTCTTCCGATCGCGCCTGTCTGGGGGCGAGAAGTCGTCATACCCAAAGACGACCGGGTCGATTTCGTACCCAAGCTCGGAAAGCGCTCGGGCCATGCGGTAGTGCCAGCCTGGGGGGATGTGTTCGCGATCAATCCAGTTACTGACCGCTGACATCCCCACGTCAGCCCAATCGGCTGTCGCCTTTGTGCCGCCGAAGGCTTCGACAACCGCTTCTACGGATCGTAGCGTTTGCTTCTTGATCATGGTAATATACTTCACCTTTCGTGAAGAAAGTCAAGTGCGCGTCTGGTGAATGGCATTTGCGGCGGCGTTCGTGCCTTATGCCGGCATGAAAGACGACGACCACAGAGAGCGAACCGTGAGCGCAATTGGCGATCGGCTGCGCCTGCGTTCAATTTGTTGCAACTCTTGCTTCAGTTGCGACGAGCTTTTGGGCGGCTGCGCCCCTGCTCGTTGTTCACCAGAACCGCAAACCACAAACGCCACCAGCAATATGGGCAAACGCATACCGACCTCCCCAGGGCAAAATGACCCGGTGCGATCCTTGATGCAAAAATGAGGGACGGCAAGAAGGTTCTCAACACACTTCACGCTGCGTGAGTTTTCTTTATTGACAACTTCACGGACGGTGAATATGGTCTCCCCATAGTCACCAAGGGGAGTTCGCCAGATGTCAGCGTTAGCCAGCCGCACAGCCACCAAGGTCTCCACCTCGCAGTTCCGCGAGCACCCGGAGGACACCTGCTTCCGGTTCACCGGTGCAATCAGGTGGGAGGCGAGGCGTAGGGCCGAGGCGTGGTGCCGGCAGCGTGGGTTCTCGTACGGGCCCATGGTCCGCGGCCAGCCCTCGGGCCTGATGCGGGGCGACTGGACGGTGCCGTCATGGGGCGGGCTGTCCGACGACGAGAAGCAGCGCCTCGACGGCGCGATCACGTCCTCCTCATTCGAGATGGGTCCGGTGCTGATCCGGATCCGCAAGCGGGCGGCGAACCTGAAGGTTCTCTGCGCGGGTTGAGTTACCGGCGGCGGGGTGCGGCCGGGGGTGCCGGAGATGGGTTAGCTCCGGCACCCCACTTCGAAACGACGAGGGGCACATGGAAGCGAGCATTGAGCAGGAGTTCACGTTCGAGAAGCGTATCGAGGGCGCGGTGGTCTTCACCATCGACGGTACCGCGACCATCACGAGCATGAGCGGCGACCCGTTCGACGCCAACTGGACGGTCAGCGGAGTGCGTGTCGACGCGACGATCGAGAACCCGCGGCGCGTGCCGGACCAGCCCAGGTTCATCCCCTGCGAGGTCGAGCTACCGGAGGGGCACCCGCTGCGCAACGAGATCCTGATCCAGATCCTGCAGTCGAACACGTACTTTCACGGCGAGGTGTCGTGGCGCTGGCGAAGCCTTGCTGCGCAGGGCCACGAGGTGCCGGCGCTATGACCCTCACCATCTCCATATGGCCTCTCGTTCTGTTCGTGTGGTTGGCGTTCTCCGTCGGCTTCCTGGCCGGCTGCTTCTGGGCAGCACGAGGGCGCTTCGATGACCCTGTCTAGCCTACTCGTGTTCCTGGGTGGTGTGGCCGCCGGAGCCGTTCTCACCATCGCTGGCCTGGAGTTGTTGTGGCGTTACCAGGACCGCAAGCAAGATCTGACGGACGACTGATGCCACTCAAATACGACGTGATCATTCTGCTCTGCGGCTCGGCCGCAGCGATCGCCGCGCCTCTCGCGGCGCTGGGGTTGCTTTGGATGCAAGGAGCATTGCCATGAGTGCGCTACAGAAGCCGATCCACGATGGCCACCCGCGCCCCGGGTACTACAAGCTGCGCCGCGGCGCCGATCAGCCGTGGCTGCCGGTCGCGATCTGGGCAAAGGACGGCGCGCTGGTTGCGCGCGTCGGCTCGGAGATGGCGGATCCCGACGAGACATGGCTGCGCTGCGCCAAGAACCCGGTCGCCAAGGGCGATGCGATGCACGCCTTCGAGTACGGCTCATGGCCCGGCGATGCGCCGCCACCCATCGGCGACAACCAGCCACCGAGCGGTGACCCGTACGAGGAAATCGGGCGCGAGCTCGAGGCTGAATGCGAGCGCATCGAGGCTTGGCTTGCCGAGAAGCACGAGGGCAAGACGGCCGCCGACAAAGCGGCGAACTGGCTCGTTGCACTCCGCAAGCTCGAGCAAAAGACTATCGCGGCCTACGACGGCGAGAAGGCGCCGGCGCTCGCGGAAACGCGGCGGATCGACGAGAAGTGGCGCGGCCTGAAGGATCTTGCCCGCCGCGCCAAGAACCGCATGCAGGAAGCCTACGACAACATCGCCCGCCGCGAGCAGGCCCGCCTGCAGGCCATCATGGATGCCGAGGCCAAGCGCAAGGCTGAGGAGGCGCGCGCGCGGCACGACGCCGAGCAGGCCGAAAAGCGCCGCCTTGCGGCCGAGCACAACATTCATCACGAACCAGAGCCGATGCTCGACCTGCCGCCACCGGTGGCCGAGCCCGTCAAGGTCGCATTCGGCGGTGCGCAGGGCGCCAAGATCGCGCCGCGCAAGGTGCCTCCGGTTGCGGTCGTCTCCGACTGGCCGGCCGCCGCCGCGCACTACGCGATGTCGGAGAAGGTCAAGGAAGTCGTGCAGAAGCTCGCCAACGCGGACGCCAGGAACGGCGTTGCGGCCCCCGGCGTGACGATCGTGAAGGGAGAGTGAGATGGGACGGCAGGCGTTGGCCCCAGCGGCGAAGCCGCATTCGACGGCGGTTCAGGAATGGCAGAGCTTCGAGGGCGAGCTGCGGCGGCGCGAGCAGGAATTGGCAGCACTCCTGCCGCCGCATATCAGCCGCGAGAAGTTCATGAACACCGCTGTCATCGCGGCGAAGAACAATCCGGCCCTGCTCAAATGCAATCGCCGCCAGTTCCACGCCGCCGTGACGCGCGCCGCCGAGGACGGCCTTCTTCCTGACGGGCGCGAGGGGGTGATCAACGTCTACGGGACCGACTGCGCGTGGATTCCGATGGTCTACGGCATCCGCAAGCGCGCGCGTGAACTTTGCGGCATCATCATCGATGCGCAGGTCGTGCACCAGAACGACACGTTCGTGTGGAGCCAGGGCGACGACCCGAGCATCACGCACCAGCCGGCGGCCCTGGGCAGCAATCGCGGGCCAATGATCGGCGCCTACGCGATCATCAAGATCGGCGAGGAGATCCTGCACCGCGAGGTCATGGACAAGACTCAGATCGAGGCGGTGAAGAGCACCGTGCGCGCCAAAGGTGGCCTGCTCTGGACGAAGTTCGAGCCCGAGGCCTGGCGCAAGACGGTCGTGCGCCGCGCGGTCAAGACGATCCCGTCTGTGCATCCAAAGATCGGAGATTTCGAGCGCATCGTGTCGCGCGACGACGATCAGTACGAGGTGGCGCAGCCTGCGCGCATGCCGGTTCTCGACGTGCCGGCCGACATCCCTGACGACATCGAGGATGCGCCTGCCGTGGCCGACCCCGCTGCGTTCCTCAAGCACATCGACGAGGAATACGGGGCCTGCGGAGATTTCGAGACGCTGGAAGAGACCGCCGCTGGATATGCCGAGACGATCGGTCGACTGGCGGAGGCCGACCAGGGCGCGGCCGAGAAGCTCTACGCGCTGCACTTGAAGAGGGTGAAGGCCGAATGATCCCTCTTCCCAAGCCGCGCATCGGCCGCCCGCCGAAGGACGCGCCGCCGCAGAAGTATTCCCGCGAGGCGATGCAGATCCTGGGCCGCATGAACAAGGCGCTGACGGTCGGCCGCTCGGCGACGCTGCAGCGCCAGGGGCTCGCGACGCACATCCGGGGCGAGGCGTTCTGGGCGGCTCTGTTCGAGCAGCCGATCGAGGTGCGGGCGATGATCTTGGAGGCTCACGCGAAGGCGTGGGCGCGTTTGGCCAATGCCGAGTGGATGAGAGGGAAGCCGTTCTGATGGACGACGACTACGATCACTTCGAGCCGGATATTCCTGATGGTCACGTCCTTTGCCCGCGCTGCGACGGCCATCAGGAAGTGGCGTGCCATTGCGGTGGCGACCTATGCGTCTGCGATAACAACGGGGACCGGCCGTGCCCATTCTGCGGCGGTGAATATGGCGGGCAAGGGTACGTGCCGAAAGACGAGCGTTATGAGCGCTACGTCAGGCATCAAGCCGAAATGGTTGCCGCATTCCGCGCCTCGATGAAGGACTCGGCACCATGACCACGCGCCGCGCGACCGTCCCGTTCGTCTTCGACGACGAGGAACTCGACCTGCAGATCAAGTTCTACGAAACAGCGCAGGGCTTCGAGGCGGTCTCGATCTACACGATCCGCTTCGGGTTCCTGAAGGAAATGGCCACGCACCGCATCTGGCAGGCGGTGCAGGCGGACCTGTACTCGGGCGGGCCGCTGTATGACGCGCTGCTGAGAGAAGTGCAATTGGCTCCGGCCTGAAATGATTTTGTGCATGCGTATTGTGAACGGGGAATGCAAGTGAAGAACTTCAAGGGAAAGCCGTTCGCCGATGTGCTCGGCGAAATCGAGAATGGTCAGTTTCACGATGAGCTGACGGAAGCAATCTACAACATGATCGCCGCCTGCATGGAGACGCGCAAGCCGGGCAAGCTGAAGATCGTCCTGACGTTCAATCCGACCGGCAAAGGCACTGTGAACGTCGCCGCTGATCTCGACCGCAAGGAGCCGGAGCACGACAGGCCAAGCACGACGTTCTTCGTCGGCAAGGACTTCTCGCTCCAGCGCAACGACCCGGATCAGCCGAAGCTGCCTCTGCGTGAGGTCGAGTTGCCGAACAACGAACCCCATCAGGTAAGGAATTGACGACCATGGAACTCGACGACAAGACCATCGAGACGCTTATCGCGCTAGGCGCGCGGCAATCTCCGCTTATTCCCGCTCCGGATGGAAGCCAGGTGGCTATCGTGCCGGAAGGATACCGGGCCGAACACATTAAGCCGCTCGACCGCAAGCTGACGCGGATGATCCAGAAAGTGGCCCTCTACGACCTTTCGAGCTTCGTCAGCTACGTGAACCAGTTCAAATTGCCAGGCACGCGCATCTTTGGCGTGCCCTCTCATCTCGGCAACGGGAACGCCGGGTTCATTGCGGTGATCGACTATCACCCGTCGCACGAAACGCCCGGCTATTGCGAGAACCGAGCGACCTTCACGCTGAAGCACTCGGAGCAATGGACGCGCTGGACCCGGGCACAGCCGATGCCGCAGGTCGCGTTCGCCGAGTTCATCGAGGAGAACCGCAAGGACGTGGTGGCGCCTGACGTCGCTGTTCTTCTCGACATCGTGACGAAGTTCCGCGCCAGCCGCAAGCAGGACTACGACAGCGTCGTCTATCAGCCGAACGGCGACGTGACGGTCGCGTGGTCAGAGAAGACGGAGAACGCCGGCAAGCCGGGCGTGGCGGTCCCCACGGAGCTTGGCCTCGGCATCCCCGTCTACTTCAAGGGCGAGCTCTACTCGGTTCCGGTCCTCATGCGCTACCGGCTGGCGGACGGAAAGCTGATGTTCATGATCAAGGTCGACCGGCCAGACTACATCGAGCAAGCGGCCTTTGATGCCACGGCGAAGCAGATCGCGGAAGCGACCGGCATCGAGCCCTACATAGGCGCAATGGCATGACCCTCTGCGCCCTCTGCCTCTCGCTCTGGACCTTCGACACGCCGCCGCCGCGGCCCAAGCGGGTCTGCCTCGCGCGCGAGGTGGTGGAGGGCGTGCGCGTCAGGTGCCTGATCTGGATGGAGGAGAGGTGATGCCTCAGATGCGCAAGCGTTTCAGCGATTTCGACATCCTGGTCGGGCATGAACCGGGCGGCTTGCTCGGCGGTGGCTGCATCACGATCACCATGCCGACTATCCAGATGACGCTCCGTCTCGTGCTGGAGGACGCGGAGTCGCTGGGCGAGGCCCTGATCAGGATGGTGCGCAAGGCCGAGGAGACGACGACATGAGCTTGGGGGCAGGCGATCTCGTGGTGATGGTGGCCATCGCGGTGGCCGTAGTGCTTCACGCCTACATACGCGGATTCCGACGTGGCGTGCGTGTCGGCGTCGACAGGGCCAACGCGGACAACGCCGAGGGCTTCAGGGTCGAGGAGGACGTGCATTGATCGACCTGCCGCCGCTCTCCTACGACTTCATCATGGCGGACCCGCCGTGGAGGTTTAAGACGTGGTCGAAGGCTGGTGAGACCAAGAAGGGCGCCAACGGACAATATCTCTGCATGACGGCCGACGACATCTTCCAGCTTCCGATCAGGCAGCTTGCGCGCCAGGACTGTGTTCTGTTCCTTTGGGCGACGTGGCCTCTCATCGGGCAAGCGCTCAAGGCCATCGATGCGTGGGGGTTCTCGTATGCGTCCGGCGGCGTATGGCACAAGAAGACCCGCAACGGCCTGACGGCGTTTGGCACCGGCTATCGACTTCGTAGTGCATCCGAGCCGTGGCTCCTGGGGACGCTCGGCAATCCCCGCAATTCGCGGTCGCACCGAAACGTCATCGAGGGGCTTGCGCGCGAGCACAGCCGCAAGCCCGACGAGGCCTACGCCTGGGCGGAATCGTACATGCCAGGCGCGCGCCGCGCCGACCTCTTCTCTCGGCAGACGAGGCCCGGATGGGATGCCTGGGGCAACGAGGCGACGAAGTTCGACACGGAGGCAGCATGACCAAACACGAGCGCATCCCCGACGGCTTGCCGCTGCTCTGCCGCGTCTCCCGGGTCGCGCGCGAACTCGATTGCAGCAAGTCCAAGGTCTACAAGCTGATCAACGAAGGCAAGCTCCCGACCGTGATCGTCGACAGATCGATCCGGATCAGGCGCGAAGAGGTGCTGGCCCTATGCGGGATGAATTCAGGCTCGGACGACACCGCGGAAAGTGGGTCGCCATCCAAGGACGAGGCGTCAAAAAGCAGCGACATTCGCTGGGCCTCGCGGCTCGGCCCGCTAGCAAAGCGGAAGCCCAGCGTCTCGTCCGCGACCTGAATCTAGCGCGGGGCCGCGCCACTGTCGGCACGAACGCCACCGTCGCCACCGTCTGGGCCGCCTACATCGCCGACCGCGAGTACGACAACGTCCCGTCCGTCTTCCGCATGAAGCAGGCCTGGAAGCCGCTCGAGCCCCACTTTGGCCACCTGCAGCCCGACCAGATCGACAAGGACGCCTGCCGCAAGTACATCGCCAAGCGCCGGGCGCTCGGCGTCTCGAACGGCGGCATCAAGACCGAGCTCGACTACCTCTCGACCGCGCTGCGCTTCGGTAAGCAGCAGAAGCTCTATTCCGGCGAGCGGCCGGAGATCACCCGACCGCCAGCCGGCCGTCCCCGCGAGAGATGGCTGACGCGAGCCGAGGCGCAGAAGCTCGTCGCCGGGGCCCAGGCATTCCACATCAAGCTGTTCATCCTGCTGAGCCTGTCGACCGCCGGCCGGCCGTCGCACATCCTGCAGCTCACATGGGACCGGGTGGACATGCAAGGGCGTGTCGTCAACCTGGACGACCCGAACCGCGACGCCACCCGCAAGGGCCGCGCCAAGGTGCCGATCAACGACATGGCCTTTGAGACCTTGACCATGGCCCGCCAGGTCGCCGAGACCGCATTCGTGGTCGAGTACAACGGCGAGGGCGGCCTCAAGCGGGTCAACAAGGGGGTGATGGAGGCCGCCAGGCGGGCGCGCGTGAAGGGCGTGACGCCTTACGTCCTGCGCCACACGGCGGGCGTCTGGATGGCCCAGGACGGCGTTCCCATGGAGCAGATCAGCCAGTTCATGGGACACACGACGACCGCCGTGACGGAGCGGGTCTACGCCCGCTTCCATCCGGAGTACCTGCGCCGGGCCGCCGGCGCGCTGCAGATCGGGAACGACGCGCCAATGCTGGAGGGGCCGCGGTGAGCGATATCCACTACATTGCAGGCACGAAGGAGATAGTCGAAGCGCGGCTGCGGGCTGCTGAAAACGGAAAGAATGGTCAATTTGGACACGAAATGGCCCATAAATGCCCCAGAAAAACGCCAGTGAAAGCAGGTGTAGGGCATTCGTAATGCGTGGGTCGGGGGTTCAATTCCCTCCTGCGGCACCATTCAAGAACAATGGCTTAGCGCAAATCGCTGCGGGCGAACGTCGGGACAGGTGTACACGGTTTGAGGTGTTCAGCTATTTTTTGGCCGCCACGAGCGCCTCTCGGATGATGGTCCAGAGTCCGGCGCCCGCCTCGCATTCGGTATTGGGAGGCACTTCGCCGAGATCGCGCGCCTGCTGTAGGGTCTTGCCTCGTGGCCAATCTCGCTCGAAGTTGGCATATTCGGAAAGTAGGTGCTGCGCCAACGGATGGGGCACTTCGGGAAGATCAAGGAAGGCCAAGCGAAGAGCACAGTGCCGGTCCAAGGCCCAGGTCAGCTCTTGGCGCAACCGCTCTATGTCCAAGGTTGCAATGTAGTCGCGGTCAGCAACCAAGTGGGCGACACACCCACGGCGTTCGCGATCTTCAGGAAGACGTCGACCGTGGGCGTGGATGGCTTGATCAAGCTCGAACATAGGGCAGGTCATGCGCCCGTCCACCCACCAGACTTTCCGGGTAGCGGTGTGGTCGCGGAAGCATTTGCCCTCCGTCTCGTCCACGTTGGCGAAGCTCTTGAATGAGTAGAACGCGCAGCGCCAGCATCGCCGCGGGTCCGTGGCTGTCGTCATGGTAGCGTCTGGAGGAGATAGCGCCGGGATCGCGTTCATTCCTTCCTCGCCTTCTCGATCGCAATCTCCACCTTGATGTTGAGGCCGCCGTTGATGAAGTCATCTATGGCCTCTTGGCTCAGCCGTCCGATGGGCTTGTCGCTGGCGGTGTGGTTG